GGTTAATACTGTTCCACGTGGAACCATCGTAGATTCGAGTAGTGTTGTCGCTAGTGTTGAAGTACCAGTCACCTACCGTTACAGCATTGCCGTTAAGGTCAACAGTAGGGTTGGTAGCAGAAGTGCCAAGGTAAAGGCCATCAATTGCTTCTTGAGCCGCCTCTGCCGCTGTTTGCGCTGCTTCTGCTGCAGTCTGAGCAGTTTGAGATGCAGTAGCGCTGGTCGCTGCTTCTGATGCCTTAGTGGTGGCTGTTGTAGCTGAGGCTGCTGCATTGGTCGCTGATGTGGCTGCTTCTGTGGCTTTAGTTGTTGCGGTTGTTGCGGAAGCAGAAGCGTTTGTCTCTGCTGTTTCAGCGTTAGTCTCTGCAGTCTCAGCTGCGGTTTTAGCTACTTCTGCTGCTGACTGTGCAGTTTCTGAAGCAGTCTTAGCAGTTTCTGCGGATGTTTTGGCTGATACTGCTGCAGCTTCTGCGGTCTCTGCATTAGTTTCTGCAGTTTCAGCATTTGTTTCTGCAGTCTCTGCGTTAGTCTGTGCAGTTTCTGAAGCAGCTTGTGCAGCCTCAGCAGCTGTTTGAGCCGCTAAAGCAGACGCAGCAGACGCTGCAGCTTCGTTTGCTTTTGAAGAAGCAGTACGCGCTTCTGTAGCTATCTCCGACGCATACGCATCAGTGCTAGACTCACCAGAACCACCTGTGCCACGGAATAAAGGCATCTACTGCTCCTACAAAAGAAAAGGAAAAGGGGCCATTGCTGACCCCTTGAGTTCGTTACTCTGCGACTGCGAGAACGAAACCAGCTTCAGGACGGTATACTTCAACACCGTAGAGGCAGTCAGCCGTGTACAGAGTTGAGAGGTATTCCTGCTTGTACTGGGTCTGTGAACGTACAGCTTGCTGCTCTGCCATGACGATAGCGTCTTTGTGGAAGAGAAGTGCAGCACGAGTATCAACAGAAGATGCAGTATTGTCTGCAGCAGCTTCGATAGTTGCACAGTTGTTTGAGACATAGATGTCTACACCGTACAAGTTACCGATGAGGCCAGAGCTTACTGCTTGACCAGTTACGAAGTCAGAAGACACGTAGCGGTCGATACCCATAATGGTGTTACGAACAGAAGGTGGGATAACAAGTACCCGGCTTTCCATGGGTACGTTGTTGTCGTCAAGCTTCTGAATCATGTCACGGAAGAACGCATCGGTAAATACGTCACCAGCAACAATAGTGTCGTCAGTGTACTGAGTAGTTGTACCGCCGTCGTTGAAGAAACAACCGCTGTGCTGGTAGTCAGTAGGAGCTACTGAGCCAGAGAATACAACTGAACCACCGTCACCAAAACCAGTACCACAAGAGTGGAGGTCAGTGTCGATCTTAGTAGCAAGGGCGTAACCAGCGTCTTCAGTGTAGAACTGACGGAGGCTAGAAAGCGCCTGTACTTCAACGATGTCTTCGATAAGACGTGAGTACTCAAAGTGACGATCAATGTCAACAGTCAGTTCGCTCTCAGTGTTTGCAATGATAGTAACTGCAGTGTCAGCAGCCTTAGCATTTGCATCACCACGAGTGGGCTTAGGAATGTGAAGCTTGTCACCTTTCTTGCCATTCATAGCGATACGCTTGACAAGTGGAGCCATCTTCAGGTTCTTTTGGTAAGCAGCAATAATCTCGTCACTCCAGATTTCTGGAATAAACGTTGCCGCCTCAGTTTTTGCAGTATTACCGGCTGCGCCCGGATAAGTTGCAGTAGCCATGTCAATCTCCTAGATTATTTGACTCGACCCTCCGCATAAGCTGCCATGATTTCATCGGACAAAGCTTGATAACGTTCTGGGTCTGTTCTCATTAGTTTAATAATGTCGGCCCTACGATATACCTTCTTACGACTACCTTCAGCACTTCCTCGTGCTTTGCCTGTGTTTGCTGCCTTTAGTGTCTGTTTACGCGCTTGTTTTTCAACATTTGCGGTCTGCTTTGCAACTGTCTTCCGTTCTTTCCAGAGTGTAAACAGTTCGTCAGCAGATTCAGAGTCATACATCTGGTCAGCTTGTACAAACAACTGAGTCCTAATTTTAGATTTTTTAATCCACTCAGCAAAAGTAGGATCATTCAAAATGTCCTGCATGTCTGGGTGTTTAGACTGAAGCATTGACAATGAAGTTTGCTTCTTGTATTGTGCAGAATACTGCTCTGCTTGTCTAATTTTAGGATGATTCTCAATAGCACGATTAACGGCTGCTTGAGGGTCTGTAAAATAGTCTATATCGTCTTCAGGCCCAACGTATTGTTGAGGTGCTGGTGTCGTTACACTTTGACTAATATAGTCATCAACGACTTTACGAAGTTCTCCTACTTCAGAAGACTGACGACCTAAAAGCTTTTCAGCTTCTTGGTGCATGTGTACAACTTCTTCTAGAGACTTACCTTGGTACTTCTCAGGGACTGTAGGTTCTTCTGTTTGAGGTTGCTCAACTTCTTCTCGTTGAATCTCATTTACTTCGTTTTTTTCAATGGTGTCCACGTTGTCCTCTTCAGGCTGTGGATCAATCATTGTAGCTTTTGACATAATTAAACTCCGTGATTAAATCATTGTGGAGACTTTTTTCTACCTGCTTTTTCGTGTTCTCGTACCCACTTCATGTGTTGACCGGGAAAATCCCCAGTAGAACCATCAAGGTGAAAAGACGGGGCAGATACCATTTTAGTAGCGTTAGCGCCACAACCGCACCTACTGGTCGTAACGCCGGACTCTACCATTTCTTCAAAGACATGTCCGTTAGTACAACGGAAGTCATAAATTTTAAACATCAACAGGACCTTCTTCTTCTACTTCTGCTTGCTCTCTAGCAGCTTCAATAGTGGCCTGTAGATTAATTACTGTTGCAAAAGCAGCTACTTGACCTTTACGATAGAACAAGTCTTCTACGTCTTTTACAGTCTGTACATCTGCTAATTGAGTTGCGTTTGTGGAAAGCTCTTGCAAGAGTTGTTTGAAACCTTCAGAATTGAAGAGTTCGAAGTAGTTGTCGAAGTAGGTTTCAAGCTCAGTGTTCATAGTTTCCTCTAATGTTGTTAACTATAGTTTTATTATATCATACTTTTAAACAGTTGTCAAGCTTTTCTTGTAGACTTTCTACGTCTACCTGAGGCTGTAACTGCGTGTTTGATTGCCTTGGGGCCAGTCTTACGACGTGCAGAAGAAGCCTTTTCAGCTTTTGTCATCTTAGCTGCAACCGCTTTAGGTCTACAAGAAGGGTAAGGACGTTTACTGTTCTTAGCGGACTTACGCCCACAAGATTTACCCGTTTTTACGTCAACCCATTCTTCATCAAACCACTTGGTTAAGCCTTTCTTGGGACGACTAGCTCCTCCTGTCTGACGTTTTCTAGGCATACGTACCACCACGTTTTTTATAGGTTTTTACTATCCAAGCAGAGGCGTAAGCACTGGGAAATACATCAAACTTACGTTTAGCTTCAGATTTTACCCTTGAGTAAAGCGCTTTGTTCTTTACATTCTTAGGTATAGTACTTTTTGCCATGACTATTTACCTTTAGGCTTTTTTACTTTTTTCTTTTTTCCGCCGTATGCGTTACCGTACCCCATAACTATCTCCTCACTTTTTGTGGACTTTTTGAACTTCAAAATTAGCTGACTTAGAGGCACCTTTGTGTGGTTTGTAGCCTCCTGTAGGGTCTTTCATTAACTTAAAAGAACTACCACTTTTCATCCAGTGGTAACCTTTGGGTGCGTTGACTTTCATAGTATCACCATTTTTTACATGACCAGTATCTAGCTGTCAGCTTACTGGGCGGGTTTGTGTCACACTTGTGACGTGCTCTAAACGACTTTCGTCGAGCAGGTTGGTCTTTTTTAATAGTCATCTTAGCGTCACCAAAACGAATAGTCTTAGTTTTGTCACCCTCTTTTGCTACTACTACAAACTTTTTAGTTGGGTGACTAGGCGTTCGCTTTGGCTTGTTGTACCCGCTTACGCCCGCTCGTGCTAGTTTTGGGTCTTTGGACTTTGGCATTATTGAGTTCCTCCAGTTGGCGTTCCAAGCGGTCTAGGCGCTCCCATTGGTGGTTGAACTCTTGGTTGACTTTCTGCAGGAGAAGGCGTAGTTCGTGGTCCGTTAACATTATTTTTTCCTTCTATTTCACGTTCTTTAAGGAGAGCCTCAGCGACCTTCATGCGTCGTTCAAACTCTTTGTCTTCTGAATTACCTTCACGAAGGTTTCTAGTAACAGCGTTAATTTTATCAATCTCAAGCTCTTGTGGTACTGCTTGCGCTTCTGCAGTCAACTTAGCTGCTCTTGCTTGCGACTCTTGAGCCTGAGCGGACAGTGCAGCTGTTTGTGACTGCTGGAACTGCATTTGTACTTGCTGTGCTTGTTGTTGCATTTGTTGTGCCTGAGGATTAGGCTGCATTGCTTGTTGCATTGCCGCTAGTAGTTCTTCACGGTTAGACAGGTTCATGTTGTCAATAATGCTTTGTATTAACGTATTGTACAACGGAGAATTTTTTTCCATAGTTTGCAACAACTGTACAAGTTGAGTAACTTCGTATTCTCTAGCAATAATGCCTAGAGTACTACTTGCATTAAACTTATAGTCAGCTACTGGGTAGTTTTCAGGATCAAACTGCATGTACCTGTGCGCTGCTTTTTTAACAAAAGGTAGTAAGAAAGATTGCTGGAAGTTGATTAGTGTGCGTTTGTGACGTTTAATAATAGCGCCAAGAGACATACTAATGCCAGCGGCAGTAGCTTCACCGTTAACTTTACCTGCAATTCCTGCTGAGTCAACAGCTCCTGTTGCTTGCTGTACCATCTGCTGCAAGGCTCCGGCCTGAGCAAACGTAATTTGATTGACTTGACCAAAGTTAAAAGGCTGAAGTACTTCACGAGGATCTCCATTGGTTAAAATCATTTTACCGGGGCGTACTTCTGGCTTTGCACCTCGTGGAAGCCTAGTTGCGTCAATAGCCATCATTGGGTGGATAGTAAGGCTTAGTGCGTCAATTCTAGCTCGTAACTCAGTGTCCAAAGCCTTTTGGCTGTTGTAGCCTTTTTCGCAAACCCCACGACCCCAAAATCTACCGGGCACTACGTCCCAAGGAAAAGCAACAACAGGACGGTCCTGCATCATGTAGGGATTAGCTTCGGCTTTGAGGAGAATACCTCCGTTAGCAATTACTATAACAGCTTCTACGTAACGCGACTCAAACTCTTCTTCCGGTACTTCTTCTTCGTCTTCTTCCTTTAGAGCCGAATTGAGAAGATCTCGTGGCACTAAACCATAGTACTTAGTTAAACGCACTTTGTCGTCATTATAAATAGTAATGTCTTGGTCAGGCTCAAGGTCAGTGTCAGGAGCAGCAGGCCCAACATAAACGTCTTTGTACACACCTTCTTCCTGCAAAAGTTCTACTTGGTGTAGGCTTACAAACTCATCTATAGCTACGCCCATAGCGTCTTCTACAGACGTTGCTACGGGGTCAATAAGGAAGTTCTGAGGTAAAACAGGCTTTAGCTTTACTTTTACCCGGTCAGTAATGTTAACTCCTACTGCTTGCAAATCACCGTCCATTACAGGTTGCGTAGCAGGAACCATCTCTTTCATTTCTTCAATAACAATTTCACCAATGCCTGTACCAAATACTGCTGCGTTAATAAGACACTCTGCAACAGCTTTACGCACTAGGCATTCTTCAAAATCTTCAGTTAGTTTGTTACGTAAAAACAATACGTCTTGTCGTTGTGTGTCGCCTAAGTTATCACTTACGTCAAACCACTTACCACGTCCAAACGTAGCTTCTTCTAGTTCCGCTACATTAGACTCAACTGCTTGCTGAAGTGCAGGAGAAATAATGCGGGAACGCTCAGACCTACGCTCACTGTCAGCAGGGTCCCATATACCACGCCATAGTCTATAATATTCTTCAAATCTTGCTTCATAATTACTTTCGTAGTAATCCCTCCAGTCTTCACACTTAGTTATAACCCAATCTTCAACTGTTTCTTCAATCATAAGTGGGTCTTGTTCATATAAATCAGTCATATTAGTATCCTGCTACCACGTCTAAAATATCATGGTCTTCAATTTCGTAGTCGTAGTCGTACGCTACGTTAGCCAGTTGGTCAATGTACGCCAAAGCGTCCACCAAGTCGTCATGGGTCAAAGGGTCAGGAAACTGAAAGAGTTGGTCTAGAAATCTAGAGTTCCACTCTCCCTTGTTCAGCGTAATGTACCCATTTTCAAAGCGCCCTTGTAACGCCCACATTACTCTGTCTGTTTTCTTTTTGTTGCCGTGTGTTAGCTCTTCTACTCTAAAGAACATGCCGTAGCGTTTCTGCATGTCCATCAAAGGAGACATTACAGCTTGTTTAGCAATACCTCTTTCGATTCCAACCGACACGGGACGGTAATCTCTAACGGCCTGAAATATCTTAGCTGCTGTTTCGTCAAGTGACCATCGACCGTGTATGATATTGTCAACAAACCAACCATGCTCATTGACCTTAACCACGGCAATCGCTGTGTCGTCAAGCTTGGAGTTCTTAGTTTTTTTCTTGTTGACTTCCTCAAAGCCTGCCAAGTCAACAGCAATGTAGTAATCTCCTATTTCAGGTTTGTCTTTACTAAAGCGTACCCAGTCTTCTTTAAACATTTCTGAACCACGGGCTTCAAACGACGCCATAAATTCTTGACGAAACGCATAAGAAGACATAGACTTTTTAGCAATATCAATTTCGTCCGGGTCCAATAATGGATTGTCATAAGAAGTAAAGTGATACGCAACGTACGTCGGATCATCGTCTAACTCCGCATATTTGTACAACTCATAAAAATGATTTCTTCCCATTGGCGTACCAATAAACATTGCAGAGCCTTTTTGGTCAGCCAAGGCGGGTCTCAAGATTTGTTCAAATACCTCTGGTTTCATGTCAGCATACTCGTCCATTACTAGGAACTTGAGGCTGACACCTCGCATGGTTTCTGGTCTATCGGCTCCCTTGAGACTGATAGTGGCTCCATTAACAAGCTTAATTTGAAGATTATTAACATGGCTACCACTGATAACTTCATGCCCAAGATCGAGAAGGGTGGTCCACATGATGTCTCTGGCTTGTCCCTGAGTAGGTGCGACGTAAAATACATGTCCTTTTTCTGCCTGTAGTGCGTTAACTATTAACATCCATGCTGCTAACCTAGACTTACCAGTACGTCGCCCAGCAGCTACTATTTTAAATCTTGTGTCGTCTGCCCAGACTTGTTGTTGCCAAGGCAGTAGTTCTATATTAAGATCCATTGAAATTATTAAACACTGCTGGTGCTTCTAACAAATCGAATGTTACTACTACTTCCATGTTACCAGCACTGCCGGTAGAAGCTTTGATAATGTCTCCCGGCTGCAAAACAAACACTGCATTACCATCAATTAGTAGATTTTCTTTTGAAGATACATTAGTGCCGTTGTAAATATACACGTCAGCGGTAGGACTTGGCTTATCTACAAACAACGTAATGTCATTAGTAGAGTTGTGTAGGTTCGCTACAAACGCCATACTCCAATGAGCCACATACCCGGCAGGTATTTCTACAATTGTTTGCGTAGAGGTGTCCGTTAGGTTTTTGTTTTTAGTGTATAGCATTACGAATACGTCCACATGACTGGAGTTGTGCCACGGGTGTCAACGTGGACAAAGTCAGAAGCAACACCTATACCTGTAAACCCAAGCTCTAAAGCAGCATGGACAACCTTAAGGCGATCAGCGGCATTTGTTATTTTTATATCTGCCGCGATCCCTTGGGCATGTGTACCGGGAACGTCTTTTTTTCGTTCTATAGGGTGCATCGTAGGATGTCTGTACCCGCTAGTAATGACGAAAGGAAATCCACAGTACGCCCGTAAGTGGTCTAACTTCTCTAGGAACTCTTGTTCCATGTTGTTTGTTCCGGAGACTTGACAGTCAAACTCCTCTCGCGTGAAGTGCTTAA